TTGCCAAGACGATAAGCATATGCTTTAGTTCCGTCGCTCAACTTAACACGATTGGTGTAGATTGAGTGACCTTCGTTGCGCAAACGATACACAACGTCAGCAATATGATCGACCTTGAACATAGCACGAGCCTGACGGCTGGTAACTTGATTGCCCTTAGTCAAATAGTTCAACATTGAATTAATAGCAGACATAATCAAAATCTCCAAAAATACCGCACCAGACAATAATCGTAAACTTAGCGGCATAATTTACGATATTCAACTATTATAGTTGAAATTCTTGTAAAAGTCAAATCAAATCTTCGTAGAGTTAGCTTTATGCTTTTTCAAAGCTTCAAGCGTAAGCGACTCAGGCGTCAAATTAGCATCCTCAAGTTGCTCTTTCGGGATAATAGTTGTTTGACCAAATGATTTTACAGTTATTACGTTTGTATTATGATCATATTCAATATGAACATCATCAGGCATCAATTCATCAATGTTATTTGTTGTATTGATCGTTGCAGGATGTATATAACCAGTTGTCCTAATAGGAGACAAAACAGGAGTCGGATTATTGATTACTGGTTGAACTGGTTGAGAAACAGAATTGTTTAATGCTTCCGTATTCTCAGGGGCTGGCGTCTCAGCAGCAACCACAGGTTCTGGTTTAGGATTGACGCTTTCATCAATCTTAGTGTAAAGATCAAGAAAACCAATTTTAGTTTCATCGTCAAAACGATTCAACGCAAGATTGATACACTTCAATCGATCACGGAAAATCGAATAAGCCTTTACAATATGAGTCAGACGACGAGTTGTAATGAGGTTATTACAAGCTTCTTCTTTGAACGTTTTACGAATATTCTCAGACCATTCAGCAAGACGAGATGCAAAGTCCTCATCAAGACAATCTTCCTTTTCCATATTCTTGATGATAATTTTCTTCTCAATAGCCATCGTTGGATATTCTTGTTCCATCGTGATCGCGAAACGCTCAAGGAAAGCTTCGTTCATAACTTTGGTGCCAACGAAACGACCATCTTCTGAACCTTGACCTTTGGTGTTACCAGTAATGAAGATGTTGAATCCTTCAGCTGGTTTGATAATCTCACCAGTCTTTTTGTTCAGATATGGTTTGCCTTCAAGAATCGGCATCAAACAAAGAATCTTAGTGTTGTTAAGATCGCCTTCGTCAATCAACAGAACAGCACCCTCACGCATCGCAAGAAGGACTGCGCCCTCACGATACACGGTACTACCATTGACCAATTCAGTACCACCGATCAAATCTAACTCATCGGTTTCTTCGGTCACGTTGATGCGCAAAAGTTTGCGTTTTAATTTTGCGCAAGCCTGCATAATTGACATAGTCTTACCATTACCAGAAAGACCAGTAATGTACACTGGAAAGAAAATCTTAGACTTGATAATCTTCTCAACATCCACATAGTTGCCGAAAGGCACATAAGTCGGATCAGTTTCAGGAACAGTAGCTGAAATGTCATTTCGCATCACTTCAACTGATGAGTATTTCACTTCATTTGACATTTCAGGTTCCACCGATACAGTAGTTGCTTTCTTAGCAACAGGTTTCATTTTTGGTAATTTTGGCATTGGGTTTAATTTTGTAATTGTGGCAGCCATTGCGACGTTATACAGACCTCTTTTCATTTTGCGACTTTTATCGCGGAAAATAAAATGAGGAAAAGGTAGATTATTATTATTTACATATGAAATAATCTCACTGTTTTTCAACGATTCGCGATTATAATGGGAATGAATTTTCCCAAGAAAATCGTTTTGATCTTCGATCGTCGAATAAGACTTAGACATAAAATTCACTCCTTACATAATATACAACTATTATAGCCTATTGGACTGTAATAGTAAAGCATTAAAAATTATTACAAATCAATAACTTACGCAGCGTTATTATGCAGCGATATTTTCCATAAATTGGTTCAAGAACATGCGTTGCAAGCCACGACCTTTCATATGTTTAATAAACGAACGAGCAATAGAATTCTTGCTATTACCTTCAACTTCAAAAGTGTTTTCAGTGACTTTTAGATTGGTATTCTGCAATAAGAAATATTCATCAAAACCAAATTGGTCAGAAGAAATAAAACCATCTTTGTCTATTCTCTTCATTAAGATTTTACGAGCATTAATTTGTTCAGTTCGTGTAGCACAACTAAACATATATGATTCGAGTTTAGATGCAATATCTTTTCTACGAGCAAGATAATAACCTGTGTATTTCGCATTAGTTTGCATTTTAGCTAACTCCACTAATGCGCGAGTTACACGAAACATATCATCAGAACCTCTAGTGATCTTGACACGAGACTCAACTCGCACACGATGTTTTGTTTTTTGATTTTCAATATAAATTGAGTCTCTATTACTTTGTACCCATAATGGGCGTACAGGATTTTTTGGATCATTGCCATCAGGAAAATAAGTTCGGCAAAGACCACCTTCACCATCTGTCAAAAAGATACAATTCACATTGTCTAAACGATGTGAGATTTTGAAATTCTCAACAATATCCATCGAAGCAATAATTGCATTGTCTAATGGAGTGCCAGAAAGAGCTTCAGTTTCACCCACCATAGCATAATATCCTCGATAAGCAGAAGAAACATACAACATGTTTAGAACGCCTTCTCGATAATCAGAAGAAGACATTGAACTTGATAGATAATGTTTCAAATGAAAAGTGTAATTAGACAAATCCATAACACCTTTGACTTGTTCATGATGCAAACCATTCATCGAGCGACCATATTCGTTCGCGACACTTCTCTTAAAAACTGAATAAGCAGTAGTTGAGTCAGAAAAACCATAAACTTCAAATGGGATATTTACTTTTTTACAGAATCGAGTAAGAATAATCACTTGCTCAAATACATTACTAATAATATCAGACATTGAACCTGACAAATCAATAAACATAACTAAACCGTGATTCTTACCACCAGGTGTAATTGTCGTTCTTTTGAAAATATCAGAAACCATTGTATATCGAGCAAGTTTATTTGGATTGATTTTGCCAGACTTACCAATCTTTGATCGAGTCATTTGAGATGCATTTTTACGAATCTCAAATTCCTTTACCATGTAATTTACAACATTGTTAGTTCGCTTGTTGAACTCAGGAATAAGATTAGGAACGTTTTCCGCGACTTTTTGTGAAGGAAAATCTCTACAAAAATTATTGCGCGCTGTAGTTATGTGACGCTGCACAATTTTGTATGGAATAATATGATTACCATTGTAAATTGGTGTTGTAAAAATGTGCGTTTTTCCACCTGAAACATCTAATAAGCGAGTTTCGTTTTCACGATACGCCTTATCAGTTTCAGAAGAAATATCGAATGAATTCGAAGTTCCTTTCTTATTACCAGGTTTATCAGATTCTGAATTTTCATCATCTTTATCTTCAGATTGATTACCATTTTTACCTTCGTCACCATCTTCGTCTTTGGTGCTTTCGGTTTTGCCTTCGCCATCGGCAACTGCGCCTTCGTCATCTTGATCATCTTCGTCATCTTGATCATAATATGAATCAGAACCGTCACCGTCTTGATCGTCTTCGCTATATTCTAAATGATCAGAAGGCATTTGGATTTTGTCATTTTCCAAATCTTCTTTAGTCTTATTATAAATTTTGCGTGCAACTTCTACAACTTGTTCCCAAGTTTCAGCAGCATTAATTTCATCGATGTACGGCAATTCATCCTCGGCAAATGATACACGAACGTGCGCGCCGAGTTTATAGAAAATGTTGATACGATCGATCAACAGCATTTTATTTACATCTTTAGCAGCAATGCCAAAAAAGTCATCATCATGTAATTTCTTGTATGCGGCATTGAACGAACGGCGAATGCCTGGATATTTGATTTTAATTTTACGTTCAATGCGTGCGTCTTCAACAACATTCAAATATGTTTTGAATTTTGGATCTTCCGCAACAGCATCATGCCAACCCTCTGCTGGCGTATTCAATGCATGGCTAACTTCATGACCTACTAAAAGATCATAAAGTTCGCCAGTCATTTCTTTGAACTTCGGGAGCATGATTGTGCGATTCTTCAAATCGAAGTACGCTGTCGGCACATTGCCGTGCTCAATGGTAATATTCTCAGTCGCCAATAAACGACCAAGCATCGATTTTGTTTGAAATAATTGAGTCATACAATCTCCCTATATTTACAACTATTATATAATAATTGCTCAAAAAAGGCAAATTGTAAAAACTCAATCAAATCAATAACTTACGGTGTCGTATAATCGAAGGTTTTTGGAAGCTCTCTTTGTACTGGGGCAGCATCTTTGACTTCGATCATTTGTCTAAGATCAGAGATGTTCTTAGTCTTTTCTTGAATTTGCTGAGTCTTATTTTGAATATTCTTTAGACTTTGCATAATCAAAGCTTCTTTCTGTGCTCTTTCAATATTTTTTAGATTCTTTTTAACTTTGTCTTTTGCTCGACTTAAAACAGTTTTGCTCACTTTAGAAGTAAAGTCAACACCATTTAAGTGATCTAATTCATGCTGAAAGATTCTAGCAGTCAATCCGTCAAACTGTTGTTCTTTTTGAAAGCCATTCATATCAGTATAACGAACCTTTATAGATTTTGCTCTTTTTACTTTTAAAAATAATCCTGGATATGAAATGCAGCCTTCGCTATAATCTTCTTCGCCTTCTGCAGAAATAATTTCAGGATTGAAACATGCAAAGCCAACGCTTTCTGCACCCATAACAAATACACGGTATGGTAAACCAACTTGGTTGGCTGATAAACCAAGACCATGATAATATACCATTGTCTCAATTAATGATAATGCCAATTCTCTTGGGTTGATTGGAGGATTAGCAAAATCAAATGTTTCTAATTTTTGTTTTAGAATATCTGAGTATGGATCAACACGCTTGTATAAGACGTATTCGTATGTTTCTCCATTTACAACTTTAAATTTTTTCTCGCTCATTATACCATCCTCACTTCAATACCTTTTTCTTTAGTAATTCTAGTCATGTGGGCTGTGCCCCGACCACCCTTAAACGATAACAATAAATCAAGCCCATGATCTAACATTTGTTTATTACGAATTGGTCCAGCAGATCTACCGTGCATTTCCCAATTAGCGTGATAAATGAAAACAGGAACTTTTCTTTCGGTTGCCCATTTGCGAACAAACTCATCTACTCCTGTGGCATCACCAACAATTATTTTCACATTAGAATTTGTGTGGTAAATATTATCTAACACTTGCCAAACATGAGCTTCGTCTTTATAATCTCGACCGCCAGTCACACCTACATTCATTATACCATCCTTGAGAAGTTTTTAACTTTCTCGAATCTAATGACATTTTTAAACTTATCCATTAATAAATCTCCTTTGTGTGAGATTACGAACACATTATCATTTAATGTATCGATTAACTTCATAAATTCTTCAGTGCCACTATTATCTAGCGAGCTGTCAAATACTTCGTCAAGGATCAACAAATTAGTATTCATGCTGCTCTTCATTTTCGCAACAGCACGCCAAGTGAACAATAAAGCCAAATCAATTCTTAACTTTTCACCTTCTGAGAAGTTCTGGTAACTAAAGTCATCTCTGTGACGAGACTTAATAGTTTCTTTAAACTCTTCATCGATCTCAAAGTTCACAAAGAAGTCCATCGATGCCAAATACTTATTCACCAACTTGTTTATAATTGGTAGATATTGTTTTACAATTTTGGCTTTAATTCCAGAATCTTTTAATAATGTAACGGCAACATCGATGTAATTCTTTTCTTCAAGAAGTGTTTTCTTTTCTTCGTTTAATTTCTCCAATGTATCAACCAAGTCTTTAGAGACGCTTAACATATCATCACTTAATACTTTCTTATTCTTAAGTTCTTCAATCTCTTTCAATAACTTTTTAGCATATTTCTGAGAAGTTGTAATAGTAGCGTTAATTTTGGTGATCTCGCTGTTATGATCGTTAATTTTTTTATTAACTTTCGCGATCTCCTGCAATCTTTCGCTTAATTTATTATAGTCTTCTTGCAGCTTATTCAGACCACTTACATAAGTGCTTTGTTTTTCATTCAATTCTTCTAACTTTTCTTCTTTGTTATTGATCGTTTGATGACAAGTTTGACAGACATCATTATTAGCATAGAAACTAATTTCTTTATCCGTCTTTGTAATATTTTGTTCAATCTTTGCTTCTAGTTGACCAAGTTTCTTTTGTTTAGATTTAACACTATCTTCATCAGAAACTTTTGTCATTAAATGATCAACATGTTTTTGAATTAAACTTACATCTTTAGAAAGCTTTTCAATGTTAGCAATTTGATCATCATAATCTTTTTGCTTAGACTCAACTAATTCAGTATTATTCTTTTTCGCTTCCTCAATGTATTTTTTCTGCATTTCAATTTTAGAAAGCGTTGAATCAATATTTGATTTAAGTTCAGCTGCTCTATTCTTTAAAGCAGTTGCCTTATCTTTAACAACTTGATTCATTGAAGAGAATACATTAATGTCTAATAGATCTTCAATAATAGTACGTCGATCATTTGCTGACAGTTGCATAAAAGGAACAAATGAAGATGAACCTAATATGACAATTTGTGTAAATGCTTTGTAATTAAAACCAAGAATCTGACTTTCTAAAATATCTTGATAGTCTTTAGATGCTGCTTCTTGGTTCAGCATTTCACCGTCAGCCCAAATTTCAAATATGTTTGGCTTAATTCCACGGACTACTTTATAATTTTTATTATGTGCTCTAAAGTAAACCTCAACCACACAATCTTTACCATTGATTGAATTGATAAGATTAGGTTTGTTAATTCCACGAAATGGTTTGCCGAATAAAGCAAATGTCAATGCATCAAGCATTGTTGATTTACCAGCACCATTAGTCCCAACAACTAGATTGTTAGGATGTTCGTTTAATTTAAGTTCGGTAAAAACATTTCCTGTTGAAAGAAAGTTTTTCCATTTTAAAGTTTTAAATGTAATCATTGATCTTCTAAATGTTGGGCTTCAAAATATATCTTATGCATCAAAGTCTTTAATTTATTTTTATCTAAACTGACTTCTATCGTGTCTATAACTTTATCTAAGATTGTAAGAGTATCATCAGATTGATCAACAATATCATCATCAGATATAGTAGAGTAATCTGTAAAATCCTCAACAATTGTTATATCAAGTGGCGCTGCTTTATATAAGTTGTCTAAAAACATATCATACAAAACAGGATTAGTTTTATTGGCTACAATGACCTTGACCATTGTGTTGCTGTATTGACTTAAATCCATATTTGAAATAGAGTCAAGAGTTTCAGTCTTATCATCATAAACAATCTTATGGAACATTCTATATGGATTTTCAATAAAATCTAATTCACGTGTATCCGTATCAAAGATATGGAATCCACGTTTGTCATTGTAATCTGCCCAAGTCATTTCGCCTGGAGTTCCAACATAAGTGATAGTTCCGTCTGTGCTCTTGTGGTGAAAATGTCCACTTAGAACTATATCATATCCGCTCAACAGACCACGATCCATACCATCATGGCAAACATTGCCTCGATCCATTTCAAACCCAGCAAGTTCAAAATGCCCAAAACAAATTTGAGAACCGCTATTCTTAATGAAATTTTTAATTTCTTCTTCGTTCTCTTGGCAGATCCAAGGAATTATATCAATGCTGGTCTCATCACCGAGTATATTTTGCGTTGATGGTGCATCATATATTGTAATGTTAGGATATTCTTTTAATAGAAGTTGAGGAGAATTAACTTCTAATGTATTCTTAAACGCAATATCGTGATTTCCTAATAATACATGTAATTGTATGTTAGCCTCACGCATCGGATCAAAAAAATACTTACGGCTCAGAGCAAGTGTCTGAAAGCCAATAAATTTTCGGCGATCAAATAAGTCTCCCATTTGAAAGACAACATTAATATTATTCTCTTTTAAATACGGGAAGAAAACCTCTTCGTAGAATTTACGATAGAGATTATGGAAGGGAATAGAATCCCCACGCATCCCGAAATGAGTATCACCAAGAATAGCAATTTTCAAAATATAATTCCCAAATAGAATTTAATTCAACTATTATACCTTAAGACCTTGTAATAGACAAAATCTTTTTTAGTTGTGCTTCAACTACTTGTTTTCTATTTGGCCATTTGATCATAACTTTGTCTGGATCTTTCTGTAAATTAGTTAGAAATGGAACTATGATTTTCTCAACTTCTTCTAACTTTTGTTTGTAAGTCATTTCAGTTTGAGAAGCGGCAGATGAAGCTGCTTGTGTAATCTGTTCATTGATTTCATTTTCATGTAAAAATGAGAATCCGAAATCTTCATTAGAAGGAGGAGCAGGTTGAAATTGTTGTTGTGGTTGTGGTGGTGTAAAAGGTTTGTAAACTGGAATGTTCGGTTTTTGATCGGAAACTTTATCCAGATTACTAAAGCTGTTAAGTGGATATTCTAAATTACTCATTGGTTAATTCCTCATCAAATAATTGGCTTTCTTTTTTCTTTGCTTTATCTTTCTTTGCTTTTTTAGTTTCTTCAAACTTCTGTATAAACTCTGATATGTTTTCATACATTTCAAATTGTTTATAGTTACTACCAGATTCTTCTAATTCTGATTGTTCATATTCATTCAAAATACCAATCTGTTCAGTAGATTTATATTTCACATACAATTGTTTTTTTTCTTTATGAATGCGACGAATGAAAGCGAAGTAAATAATTTGTGTAAAATATGCAAAGGGATTATTAGATTTCTTTGGATCAAAATTATCAAAGTACATAATACAATTTTCAATACCATCGGCAATCATTTCATCTCTGAAAGAATACATTACAAAATTTGGTTTGTGAGAAAGGTTCTCAGCAATAAGCATTAAGCATTTGCCGATGTAATCTGGAATCTTAGGCTTCTCTGTGCCCTCACGTTTAGCTTTCCTACATTGCTTTTTGTAAAGCTCGATCGTCTTTAATAGATCAGCATTATTTACATAATGATTTTTCTTTGCCATAAAATAATTTGCCTTTTACATCTGTGTTCGGTATAATCAAGAGTGTCGGGTTTGAAGTGTAGATCAATTAGGTTTATCTTTAGAACTCTTATTAAATGTAATAATCTTTCCACTCTTATCATTACCTACTCTTTCAGGAGTTTTAAACGGAGTTTGATCAACAATAAGATCAAATACTACCGCTTTGTAATGGTCTTCAATATCCTTTTCAATATCAGCTACAAGAACAACATCTCTCTTGCTGATTTTAACTTCATTCATTTTAACAATGCCTTGAGGCAACCAATTATACATTACAATCTGTTGTTTGTTCATATGAACATCAACATCTATAACAAGCATCATTGGATTTTTCAATTCTATTGATGATGCAGATTCACCATTAATTTCTGTAATAATATCATCTCCGTTCTTTAAACGGACAAATTTAATTTTCTGTTCAGCGTTAGTCATTTCTAATTGGCACCTTGTATGTATGAATCTTGAATTTCTCTTCATGATACGTTTTCATTCTAATAGCATAATGATTTAATGTATAGTTTACATAATCATCAATGCGCAAGTCGTCAGCAATATCATAAAGGCTTGCTTTATCTTTTCCTTCTCCCAGACGCAGTCCACGTCCGATAGATTGTAAGTTACGAATCTTAGATTTTGATGGTGATGCGAATATAATATTATGTAGGCGTTTTATATTAATGCCAGTGCTCATGCAACCATACGATCCAATTATAATTGCGTTGTCTTCTTTCTCAGTAATACGTCTTACTGCTTCACGATCTTCAACTTCAGTCCCGCCAAATACAAAAAAGACCTTACGATTAGGCTGATTTTTCGTAAGTTCTTGAATCATATTATATAATATTTTTCCGTGTTTGTCAATATATTGGAAGAGAATTAAAGTGTTTCCATTGAGTTCATTCGCTAATCTAGCGATAAATCTGTTTCTTCTAGGATGACTTACAATGAAGTCCATTTCTTCATGAAACTTCATTTCTTTAACAGCTTTACAAACTTCTTCTGGATATTTTAAAATAATACAATTAATTTCTAAATCAGAAACAAGTCCACGATCCATCAATTCTTTTGTTGTGGTTAATTTTACAGTTGGACCAAAGTGACCTTCAACTACAAGTTTATGGACTTCACCATCAAGAGTTCCTGTTGTACCAATTCTATAAGAAGCTTTTGTTAGCTTCTTCATAATAGCACCTAAGCGATCTGCTTTGTAACCGTGAGCCTCGTCACCGATTATAAATTCAAACTGCTCAAAGAAGCTTTTAGGATATTCGTGAATAGATTGCCAAGTTGAAATTGTCAAGTTCTTAGTAATCCTTTTATCTTGACCTTGATAGATTTTTTGAACGTGATTGTCAACATCCCATCCATTGGCTGATGAATAGTCTTTAAAATCATTGTACATCTGTTCAACAAGAGAAACAGTTGGAACAACTAGCAGACCTCTTTTGACTCCATTGCTAAACAGATAACGATGGATCATGTAAATCATAAGAGACTTACCTGATGCTGTTGGAGATAACAACAATACTTTGCGGAATCTTATTGTTTTAAGCAAAGCATTAAGCTGATAATCGTGGGGTGTAATTGGTTTGCCGTTAGAGTGAAGCTGTAATGATTCGGCAAATTGTTTTGCTTCTTCTAATTTAAATTGATTGAACGATTGTACGTCATCTGTTATAAGATAATTATAATCGCGTTCTTTGCAGAAGTCTCTAAGATATTTTACTAGACCACCATAAAGTTTGTTAGTCTTTTTAGAATAGAGATATATCTTACCGTCCCA